CGCGTCGATGACGCTGCCTCCGCAATAGAACTTCTTTTGAAATAGGACACTCAAATGGCAATCGTAACCAACACATTCACCACATTTGATGCGAAGGGTATCCGCGAGGACTTATCCAACATCATCACCAACATCGCTCCCGAAGAAACCGTATACATGAGTAATATCGGACGCGAGTCAATCAGCAATTCTTTGTTTGAATATCAAACGGACACACTTGCTTCAGCAGCCGCTAACAAACAGCTTGAAGGCGACGATATAACTTCCTTTGACAGCGTAACTGCTACTGTGCGTATTCAAAACTATGCACAGATTAGTCGCAAGACAATCGTCTTGTCTGCTACTGAAGAAGTTGTAAACAAGGCGGGTAGAAAATCTGAATTGGCATATCAAATTGCCAAGAGAGGCGCAGAGCTAAAGCGTGATCAAGAATTCACAATGCTTAATGGCGCTGTGGCTGCTGCTGGTAGCACTTCAGTTGCTCGCGGTACTGCTTCTTTGCAAGCCTATATCAAGACTAACTACGATATGCAGACCAACGGTGCTAACCCATCGTACACAACTCTGCCTAACAGCTCTCGTACCGACGGCAATGTGCGTACCTTTACAGAGACCATTCTGAAGAATGTTATTCAACAAGTTTGGAGTTCTGGCGGTACACCCAAAATCTTGATGGTCGGTCCTGTTAACAAGCAGCGCGTCTCTGGCTTTGCTGGTATCGCTTCAGCTCGTTACAACATCAATGGCGGTGATCGTCCCGCAACGATCATTGGCGCTGCGGATATTTATGTTAGTGACTTCGGACAAGTTTCGGTAATCGCTCAAAGATTCCAACGCGAGCGTGATGCTTTCGTGATCGATCCAGATTACGCAAAACTGACCGTGTTACGCCCATACCAACAAGTTGAGTTGGCAAAGACTGGCGACGCTGAGAAGCGTATGCTTATCGTTGAGTGGGGTCACAAGGTGTTGGCTGAGAATGCCCACGGCATTGCTGCTGACTTGATCACTTCTTGATCTAACTAGCGAAGGGTCTGGGGCAACTCAGACCCTTTTTTACATGAGCGAAAAAAGACTATTTAACACAGACGAAGATCAGGGAATAACCCGTTACTTCCACTACGACGAAGAAACAGATAAGGCAACGATCCAGACACAACAAGATGTGACTGCTGTCATTGAAGAGAATAAACAAGATTACGCACAGGTTGATGAGCGTGCTCGCTGGAGTGAGTGGAACAGAGTTGCCAGCATCCCTATGTCTATTTACTTTCAGCTCAAGGCTGAAGGCAAGCTAGATGACCAAGCGTATATGAAGCGCTGGTTAAATGATCCCGAAAACAAATACTTCAGAACTAGATCAGGACAAGTATGACCCAAAACTACATTGCGGTATGCACACCAGCGCGTGACATGGTTCACGCTAACTTCACCTTCTGTATGGTGAACATGGTGGCGTATCACACGATCAACACAACCGATGCGGTGTCCTTGAAGATTATGCAAGGCACACTCATTCAGAACCAGCGTGCTGATCTGTGCTTAGACGCAATGAGAGAGGGCTGCACCCATGTCTTATTTATTGACTCGGACATGACCTTCCCGCAAGACATGATCGAGAGACTTCTTGTGCATGACTTAGATATTGTGGCAACGAACTGTGCAAGGCGCAGGATGCCCACAGGACCAACCGCACAGCGCTATGGCGAGAATGGCGAGAGAGAACTCATCTACACAATGCCAGAGTCAACTGGCATCGAGGAAGTTGGCTCAATCGGCATGGGCGTGATGCTTATCAAACGCAAGGTCTTTGAGGCGTTAACAGAACCTTGGTTTGAGACTCCTTGGCGTACTGATAAGCGTGGCTATATTGGTGAGGATGTTTTCTTCTGCCGTAAAGCACAGGCTGCTGGCTTTAAAATATGGATTGATCACGATGTCTCAAAAGAAATTGGACACATCGGGACATTTGAATTCAAGCACGATCACACTTGGGTGATGCGTGACTTGGAGAAAGCACAAAAGGCTGAAGATGGCGCTCACAACCTATGCTGAACTGAAGACCTCGGTCGGGGACTGGCTTAACCGCACAGACCTGACGACTGCTATTCCTGACTTCATTAGTCTGGCAGAGGCTCAGATCGAGAGAAACTTGCGCACCAGACAGATGATCGTGCGTGCTACTGCGTCGATCACTACCGAATACTCGGCAGTCCCCAATGACTTCTTGGAAGTAAAGTCTTTCAAACTCGATACCAACCCCGTCACACCATTGGGGTTTGAGACTATCGACTCAATGGACACTCTGGCGGTTACTTATCGCTCGGCTGCCAAACCTATATTTTTCACGGTTGTGGGTGAGCAGTTTCGCTATCTACCAGTACCAGACACCGCATATACAGGTGAGCTTATTTATTACGCAAAGTTGAGTAAGTTATCAACTGCGAACACAACAAACTTTTTACTAACTGCTGCACCTGATGTTTACTTGTACGGTGCTCTCATGCAAGCAGCACCGTACCTGCAAGATGATGCGAGAATTGCTGTATGGGCATCGATGTACCGAGCTGGTCTTGAAGAGGTCACGCAAGCAGATGATCGCAGCTCTTCAACTGGCGGTGTATTAGTTGCACGCGCAAGAACTTTGGGATAACAGATGCTAGTAACTACTACAAAAGGTGAGATGGATGACTCCTTGCTAGAGAAGCGAGAAGGCACTATCGACAACGACAACGAGACGACAAGCTGGGTGGAATATTGGCTACAAGGCGAGCTTGTGCATCGCTCAGTCGATATGACCTTAAAACGCAATGTGACTGGTGAAGCAGTCGCTCAATCTATAAGTTAAGGGAAATATCATGGCTAACACGCAAGCAATGTGTACATCTTTCAAGGTTGATCTGCTCAACGCTGTACACGCATTTTCTACCAGCGTCCCAGCTCACACCGCATCGACTGCCGACACCTTCAAGGCTGCCTTGTACCTTGCGTCCGCAACGGTCAACGCAACGACAACTGCATACTCAGCAACTGGTGAGGTATCTGGCACTAACTACACGGCTGGCGGTGCTACGGTGACATTTGGTACAGCGCCAAGCTCTACCAGCACGACGGCATTTGTGACTCCAAGCGCCAGCATCACATATTCCAATGTGACCCTATCAACTGCCTTTGATGCTGTATTGATCTACAACTCAAGCCAGTCTAATAAGGCTGTCAGCGTCCACACCTTCGGTTCTCAGACCGTAACGGCTGGAACATTTACCTTAACCATGCCGACAAATGATTCAAGCACAGGCTTGATCAGACTCGCTTAATAAAGAGGCAGCACAATGGCTGCTTACGGCTCTGGCTACTACGGCAAGGGTGTTTATGGCATCGGTAATGTTGTCATTAGTGGAAACTCGTCTACTACTGCGGTTGGCACATTACTAGACGACAGATCAATTCAAGAAGACGGCAATGTCGCCACAGGCAATGTTGGAACGGTCGGCATCTCTTTAAGTTTTGCGATTACAGGTAACGATTCAACCTTATCTGTTAACTCGGTCTTAGTATCTCCAATTCTTACGGGTAGCTCGTCAACTGGTGCTGTCGGCACGATGTCGCCAGAGACAATCTCCTTTGTTGCTATTACTGGCGTTGGTGGTACTGGCTCAGTCGGTAGCGTTACAAACGGCATAAGTATTGAGATAATTGGGGTTGAGGCATCTGGCTCGGTCGGGACAATGATTGGCTTTGGATGGGGTGCAATACCAGACACGGCAGAGACTTGGACGGCAGAGGCAGATACGCCAGAGACTTGGACAGCAATCGCAGACAATTCAGAAACATGGACGCAAGTCCCAGCATGAAGGTGAAATATGGCAGATTCCACGACGACAAACCTATTACTTACTAAGCCCGAAGTTGGGGCTAGTACCGATACTTGGGGGACGAAGATCAATACCGATCTTGACTCGGTTGATGCAATCTTTACCGCAGCAGGTACTGGAACATCTGTAGGTCTTAATATCGGTAGCGGTAAGAAGCTA